ATTTCGGTAGAATCAACTTCCAATTCAGCCGCAATAGTTTCTAGTGTAGTTTTCATACTCCCAGAAAAACCTCTTGATTCTCCTGGCGCAAATAATTTTTTTACATCTAACAATCCTGTAATATCATATTCAGTAGTTGGTGTACTTTGTGTCCCACTAGGTTCTCTTATATACACCATAAACTCAAATGCATTCTTATCTATTGTATCTAAATTCGAATCTAAGGCCAATTCAATGTATACATTACTCATACTCTTATCAAAGGGTAAAAGATGCGTAAGAGCCCCAGTAGCATCATCAATACGGAGTCTAAACTCTGGTACCAGCTTATTCATATCTTGCGTAATAGTTAATTCCCTTAAAACAGATGTACTTAAAGGAATTACTTGATCACCAAATTTAACTATTAAATGATAATTACCTATCATTACCTAAATTTATACCTCTTATAAAAATCATATATATCTAAAATATTTGGTATTTTTAATAAATCACCAATACTAATATCTGTAAGTGGGTTTTGAATTTTATTCACAAAACAAATTAACCACCAATAATTTACAGATTGATAAACTTTATAACTTATTAAATCTGGCCTCATTACATCATCTGCTACAATCCTATAATATTGAACAGGATAGTTCATTACAAACCTAGATAATGAATTATTAAGATGATCATATTCGGATGCATTTCCTGAACCCACTATATTAAAAAAAGATGTTCTCTTCATCTATATTGCTCTCTTGATATAGGACCACCTTGCCCTACAGATTGACCTTCAGTAACATCAATTATTGATTTACCAATAGTACCTAATAAATCTTCTCTAGTAAGCATCTGATAAGTTTCTATCCCTAATACAACTTCTGCACCAATAGGACCATCTTTACTCATTCTATTTTCAAAAGTTACTTGAACACTTTTTATTATTACACTACCAAATTTTAAAAACCCCCCACCAATATCTATAGTTATATTTTCACCACGTTCTTTTTTAATATCTCCTTTTAAACTTAAATCAAAAGGATTAGGTCCTGGAGGAATTAAACCAACAGTATTAGCCCAACCACCTCTTGGTAGAGTTAAACCTTGTAATCCCATACAAGGTAATATTACTTCGTTATATGGATTACTAAACGCCTCAAACTTTAATTTAAGTGTTAATGATATAGGTGCAGAACCTGCCCATTTTCTTCTTGTAGATACTGTAGTTACAGCAGTTCTACCTGTCAGTGCTTGAAGGGCGGTATCTGCAGTCTTAATTACACTTTGAGCTTTTCCAGGAATACTTGCTGTTAATCCTTCCCAATTAGAACTAGCATTTAAAACTATTTTATCCTGTAAAAATCCATTAACTGTAAATGATTTATTTCCTGTAACTCCTCCTGTAGCTTGTTTCATCAATGATGCTCCAAGAGTTGCAGTAATACTCACAACATATTTAGGATCTACTCCATTTAAAGCACTATCTGGTGTACCACACACTACAGGTAACATTGATTTAATACTATTAAGTATTGGACTTACTGCATCATTAAAATTCGTAGTTATCTCTTTTATCATAATTATCTCATTAGTTAGTAAGTACCCCGGCAGCTAAAGATGATAGTAAAGGATTTCTAATATTATTTGCATCAAAACCACTAGGTAATTTTGTTGATGTATTTTTGGCACCCTCTTTTAATGTTTCACCTAAACTATCCATTGAAGAATTTAATTTATCTAAACCCTCTTTTATATTTTTTTCTGCATCTGCCTGTAATTCATCTACAGGAATCTTTTCTAATGCTCCTTGTGCCTTATCCACCTGTTCAGATAAAGCGGCTGGATCAATACTACCATCAGTATTTATAGGAATAACTAATTCATCTTTACTTGTTTCTGTTGCACCATCTTTACTGCCTGTTGCCATCGTAGCTATTGATACTTCTTTAGAAGTTTGTGTTACATCTATTGCCCCATTAGTGCCCGGTACTCCTTTAGCACCAGGTGCACCATTTTTAGGATTCATAGCATAAGCCAATTTAGCTTTTTCTTCAGTAGTCATATGAGGCAATGCTGCTTTCACTTTCTCTGTATTTGTCTTTTGATCTATTGCTGCTATGGCTAAACTTTTGTTTGCTGCATCAATATCATCTCCCCAAAAATGTTGCATAGCTTTCTTTGCTAAAAGGCCTATAGCAGTTCCAATAGCCGCTGCAGCAAGAAGAGGTAGTACAACTGAGGTAAGTCCGGGAATAGATGTTTTACCTTTATTAATTATTGTATCTGTACCTTTTTTACCACTACCACCTTTAACTGCATCTAATAAAGCAACAGTATATTTTGATTTAAAAGCACCTGTTGAAAAGAATTTCTCAAGCCCAGTTTTTACACTATCAGTAGCATTTTTCTTAGATGTTTCAGCATCCCCCGGAGATGATGACATTTTTCCAAACTTACCACTTGCATCTACTTCTTGAGTATATTGTTTTCCCCGCCTAGTGTACGTTCTTGTTCCTTGTGCTGATAAACTTCCGGCAATATCTCCTGTAGGAACTTCCGGCATAGAAAGCGGATGAGATGGGAATTGCTGTTCATCCTCATCACCACTACCACCCCCAATTCCACCTTCTGGTATATTCTTACCAACAGATTTCATTGAGCTTTTTCCTTTAAAATGTTTAAAAATATCATAAATAGGTTTAGCCGCAACTGCTAGAGGTGTTGCTATTGCATAGAGGCCTGCCCAAATCCCTTCTTCAGCTGATGGGAAAGATCCCCCACCCTTTTTTTCAGATCCAATACTTTCAATTCTTTTAAGTGCAATAGATTGTTTTTTAACTAAAGTATTTAAATCTAAATTATGTTTATTTTTTATTTCTTGAAGCTGGTCTGCAAGTTTAATATCTGCTAAAGCATCCAAACGAACTTTATCAATATCATCTGTAACTTCGGTTATTTCTTTATAAATATTTGCTATGAAACTTTCTTTATCACCTCTTAATTTTACTAATTTATCAATATCATCGGATAATTTATCAATTCTTGCCTTAGCTACTACAGTGGTAATTCTAGAAACACCTGGTTGCTCAGCATAATATTTATCAATAGCAGAAATAGTATTAAGGACATCTTGATTCAGATATCTTCGGTAGTTTTCTAACCATACTACTTCTTTTTTAGTTAAAGTTCTTCTGCTATCTATTTTCATTAAATGCCTTTTTCTTAACGTCTATTTCCTCTTTTCTCTGTTTTACAAATCTGCCATATAACCATTCATTATCCTTTATATCGTTATGATTATAATCATATATTGACATGTGGAGATAATACAGAAGTACGAATTGCATTTCCAACACGTTGTTTAAGGATTTCCCCATATGAAAGAAGCATCTCAAATCGAAAGGGTACCGGCATAACACCAGTACCTCCACATTTAGGACAAATGTAAGTAGTTTCCATTTTTAATCCATGCTCAAATGCATCTTGGAAACCACGAATATATTCTAAATCTTGGGTATCTAATCTACCTAAATAATCTAATTTATCTGCTAAAGATCCTCTATCTACAAGACTAAAAGCAGGTCTATCTAACCAAACATTCCTACCCGCTTTTTCAGAGGTATTAATTTCTAATAAATCTTTAACTTTAAGTAATCTAAGTTTAACAACATCACCAGATTTTGGTAATGTAATCTCACATGGTTCTTTATAATTTTCATCTAATTCAATAGTCTCTAATTGTGAAAGATCTACATTAAATTCTGACTTCTGCCAGCAACTTGCACATTCAAATTCTACTGGAAAATCTTTAGAGTAAGAATTTATAGTTTCCCATAATACTAAATAGAATCGATCACCAAGAGTTAACTGTAGAGGATCAATTCCTTTTAAAACCCTAGAAAGTATTACATTATATTTCTTATCGAAATTTTCAGAACTTATCTCGGCCATAATCTTTTCATCTTCACCTTTTAAAGTTCTGATTTGAATTGTTGCAGGATCTACACCTTCATAGATCAAACACTTTGATGGTAAGCTTACTGTAAAATAATTGTACTCTGACATTGTTCTCTCCTTTTCTTTTGTTGAGAGGTTTTCATTAACTTCACCTTAGTAATTGTGTTAAGGTGTTTCCTTGACTAAGGATTGTTCCACTATAATTTTGAGTTATATTACGGTCCGCCAAAAATCTACCCAAAATAAGTCCTTTGTAATCTTTTAATTCTTGATCACCATTACTTTTGTAATCTATTCTAGCAATGATCTTCCCATAAAAATCTTTGATTTCTTCTTGATGTGGAGCCATGTTTGTTTTCTCCGTAACGTGAATTAATAGTTTTTTAAATTCATCCATACTAGATCCAAGAATATTCAATTTTATCCACCTGAAACTCTATAACAATTTTTGTTACAGAGTTCTCTTCATAACTTAAATTTGTATATTTAGGAAAAGTAACTGGAAAACATCCAATTAATTTATATTTCCCAACAGCTACCCCAGTTGAATCTAAAAATCTTATGATAAGTGTTTTTTGATAATCATTCTTCGGATGAAACAACCCTTGTTTATCAATCATTAAATTCTTCCAAGCATTAAAATATGCTGACACTGCATCCGGCATAGTTTTAAGGAATGTCATCTGAACTCGTTGAACAGTTAATAAACTTGCAAACCATGCTTGGAACGCACCGATTCTCATATTTGCAGGGCTCTCTACATTATAATCTCCAAATTGAACTGACTGAACAAGTTGCCCAACAGCCATCCCACCTAAACCTGGTGAATCACCACCAATATCTGGTAAATTTACATCCCAGAGATAATTTCTCTGGAGACGTACCTTACTCAGTAAAAAACTGGTAGGCTGACTTACAAATTGTCCTATAACAGGCATTTTTGCCATTAATCTCTCCCCTAAGATTCTTCAGTCCAACTATCAAACCCGAAAGTTACAGGATATTTAACTGTACCATCACCAGCATCATAACTTAAAGCTACTTTATCAACTTTCTGTACCCAAGCACCTTTTAACTTAATCTTCATAAATATACTACCTGCTGTAGTGATACTAGTAAGGTATATATCTGCCTTGTATAAAGGATCACCAAGACCCACACCAGATACATTATCTACAATCTTTTGCTGCCATGATTGAAGTGCATCAAATACTTTTCTATCTTCACCCTCAATAAATGTTACTGACCAAGTGTGATCGTATTCAAGTTTTCCGGCCACAACAATTCCAGCAGTCTGTTTAAAAGGTATATTTATCGGAGTGTTACCCCTACTAGGTATTTCACTAGATTGTGCCCTTAAAGTGTAAGTTAACGACTCCCCATCCCCAATTGGCACAGGAACAAGTACTTCCCATAGGAAAGTTCTTGCCGGATTTGTTAAATTAGTTTTCAATGAGTCTATGCCCATATTTGCCATCTTTCTTCCTCCTTATGTTAAATTATAATTCAATTATAGATTAAATCCTTTAGCCACCAATTCTTCAAATGAAGCACCAGTTGTAGTAACAATAACTTGAAGTTGGATAAACTCTGCTACTCTTATAGGTTTAACAAACACATCAACATGAAGTTCATTTCTATCAATAGTATCTGGTGTGTTATTTGTTTCGTCACACACTACTGCATAGCCCTTTGCATCTGTTGAAGATGTTTGGAAAGCACCACCACCTGCCAATGTATCTAAATACGATTCTAACATTGCAGTAATTCTAAATCTTGTATTCTCATCATTAGATTCAAATAAGAATGATCTTAACGATACTGCCATTGCCTTCTCAATAATGATAAGTAACCTTCTAACATTTACTCTATCAAGTGCAGATGCAGTTGTCGTTTCAGTTTTCTGACCCCAGATAACATTACCAGATCCTGGAAATATTTGCAGAGGGTTGATTCCTGCAGCATACAATAGATCTCTCTCACCTTGAGTAAATGATAGTCTTGTACCATTCTGATCACAAATACTAAGAACATTCAAAATACCCCTATTTAAACCAGCCGGAGCATTCCATACATTCCTAATATAATCATTATATGCATACTGAGAAGCAATATAACCAGATCCTGCAATAGAAACTAATGTTGCATTATATTGATCATATATCTGAACCATCGGAGTATATAGAGCCACATAACTTGAATTAAGATTCTGTGTATCATTTCTCCAAGAAATCATTGAGGCCGCAGAAGTTGTTTGTGCTGGGTCCATGTTCAAAATAACCATACAATCTTTTCTAGATTCAGCAATTGTTTTTAAGTTTGATTGAACAGCTACTGATTGATATCCATCTTCTATTAAGAGACGAACATCAACTTCATCCGGGTTAAGGAATAAATCCCATCCAGTTATGTACTCAGCATCAGTTACAGCAGAACCAACAGAACCTTCAGCAAAAGCAAGTGTAGTACCCTGTGCTTTAGGTAATACAGTATCTGCCACAGTTGTGTTATCTGCAATTTTAATATAATCACTAAATCCATTTATAACTGTTTCTAAATACTGTTGTCTCCCATACCCATCTACCTGAGTTTTTCTAGAAACTGTCCAAGATTCTTCTTTGTTGTAAGTACCATTACTATCAAGTAAATACACATCAATTACAAACACATAAAGTGCATCATTAGCAGTTGTTCTTGTAATTCTAACACCTAAACTGTTGTTCCAAACTCCTGGGTTACAACCATAAATATCAAAAATGTTATCTTCACCAGATACATCAACAAAATCTGCTGATGTAACACCACTATCAATAGCAGCATTTGTATCGACACTATCACTTTCTTTAATCTTTACACCACCATATAAGGCAGTATTTTGTATTCTGTAGCACCATAACTGATTTCCAGTTTCTAAAAATGCTAATGCAGAATAGTGAAACTTCTCACCCAATACTGGTTCACCATATTCAGATATAAACTGTTGGGAATTAGTTATCAACCTCATTTCTGAAGCATCTCCCTTTGCAGAATATCCTACAATAGCCGCAGTAGTTGTGGCAATAGTTGGTACTATATTGCTTAAATCTAATTCTCTTGTGTATACTCCCGGTGACAAGTAAAACGCCATAGTATTTCCTCCTTAGTTAGTTAATATTTCTGTTTAAATTCTTTTTCATATATCTTACAATTAAAGTCAAGATGTCGTCTCTATAATATATTCATCAATAAGTGTATCTCGGAAATTGGGGCTTGTTCCTTCCCTAATATACAAATCAAGAATTATTTTTAGCACTGTTTTTGCATTTATTGACGTCAACACCCATCCCTCTAAATTAATCGGAAATTCATATACAAAATACAGACCTTTCTCATATACATTGTAATCTGTTACATCAGTTACTTGGCCAAATTTCATATACATATCCATCTCATATAATCCGTTATAATAAAGAACCATATTTGGAAAACTATGTACCCAAAATAAATATGTCTCAACAGCCTTCATTATAGAATCAAGATCTCTGCTCCATAAATAAAATTTGTACCCAATGGTTGCTGGAACTGCTTTAACAGTAACAACCTGTGTCTTTGTTAAACTATCCACATATTGCAATCTCATCCCACTCCTAGCAAGACTGGATCTTTGCCTTCTCCAATCAAACTCAAGACTATCCCTCCAAACACTTATAAATTCAACAGTGCCTTCACCCCGCTTTTCAGCAATTTTTCTTTGGGCAATTTCTTTAGGATAAAAAACTAAATCATTGTTAGAATCTGATAAATTTAAATAACTACTAAACTTATCAAACACAACAGTTTTCATTCCTGCATCCATAATCTGTATAAAAGATGTAGTACTCATTGAAACTTTTCAAACCCCCTATATCCCACCAGATTTTTCATAAAAGCTTTCCAAGCTCTTTCCTTGAAGTCACTATCTGGTTTAATTATATGTATTTTTAACCATTCTTCAAAAAAATATTCCGGTTCACCTGTACAATTTTTATTGGCATCAATATAATCGGCCAATATTTTACCAGCAATAAGCTGCATAGAAAGTGCCTGAAACCTCTCTAATTCAAGGCTCATTTTCTCTGCTTCCCGTCTAATCGAAGAGTAATCTTTTTCTTTCATTTATCTTGGGTACCTCCGATAAATCTTGTTCTACTTTAACAAATCCCTTTATTTCTTCCAAATTATGCACATCCTTATCTTCTAATTCCTCACCTTGTCCTAAATAAATAGTAGTAGAATCACTTATTTGAACAGGCACTTGTGAACCAGAGATATTTTTTAGCTTTCTTACCTTTGTTACCATTACTTTGCCCTCCTTGGTGCTATTTTATATCTTCTATAAATCTCATTATCATATGTATTTTTTAAGACAACATCTACAATTTCAAATTCATCTGTATCATATTTTTCAGGAATAAATCTAGACTCTATTTTAAAGTAACTTCCTATTGTTACTTCTGGCATAAGTTTAAACCATGCTGTAATAGGTGCCTCATGTTCTGAAAATATTCCTAATTTTCTTAACCTATATAAATCTTTAGCATACCATTCTATCCATACTAGCTGGTTATAGTGTCCTTTATATGTAATATCTGCCGGTGAAGTATAGATATCATCTGGCTCCAAGGCTGTTAAATTAGTGGGAACATATATGGTACAAGTAATACCATATAGATCTATTGCAAGATCATTAAATGTTCTCATCACATTAACAACTCCCCTTGGAATTATTTTTGACATTATTTATATGTCCTCATAAGTGCTATAGCTTCCCGCATATCTGTTTTCATCTCTTCTCTAAACAAACACATCTGTTCTACTAACCTATCGTACTTTTCATTTGAAAACTTACTCTGCATTGTAAACTCACCACTAAGCACCATTTGTTCTCTAGGAACATGTATTTCATGATTTGTTAGATGAGTAAACACTTTACCATCTAAAGCTCTAAGTTGAAAACTAATCCCACCCAATATAGCTATGCTAACCATAACTAAAACTGGGGTTATTATTCTAAACCACTCAACTAACTGTTTAGAACCATTACCATTACCTTTTTTTGTCTCATCTATTGCCATGCTTTAGTCTCCCTTTTTGTCCTATACTCTGCATGTCTGGTACTATTTTACACCGCTGTATAAATTTTTAATAGCATTTGCAATCTTTTGAGCCACATCATTCTGCCATTTATCAGATAATAAATTTTTTCTATCTGTTTCATCATTGATAAATCCTAACTCAATTAATACAGCAGGCATCTTTGTATTTTTTAATACACTAAATTTAGTTGTATCTTTAACACCTCTTTCTGATCCTAGTGCTGTAGCAATATCATTAGCTAAAGTTTTTCCTTTTTCACTGCCTGTGTAATACCAAACTTCAGATCCATTTGTAGTCGGTGCCTTATCTGAAGAGTTAACATGGATACTAACAAATACATCGGCATCTTTCTCATTAGCTCCTTTTGCACGATTACTTAATGATATAAATGTATCACCATCTCTTGAGACTTTTACATCTTTAAAATGAGATGCTAGTTTATTTGCTACCTGCAAGTTAATATCTTTCTCATGATACTCTTGATGAACTGCACCAGGATCTTTACCACCATGCCCAGGATCGACGTACAGCCCTTTTGCCATAGCGGGGTTAGCCAATACACCTAATGCAGCCGCAGTTGCCATACCCTTCTTAAAGTTAAACTCATCTAACCTCTTATGGTCTGCCATAACTTGTTCTAACAACTCTCTCATTTCCATTT